GTATTAGGAACAGCGAAGCAGTTGGGTTTAAAAGTCAGATGGGGCGGCGACTGGGATATGGATACGCATACTAAAGATAACAAATTCGATGACTTAGTTCACTTTGAGTTAAAGAAATAATGCCTAGACAGTATTTACAGATATCAAATTTTGCAGGTGGATTAAACACTCAGTTTGACCAAAGAGATATAGCTGGTAACGAACTTACTGACGCAAGTAATGTTCAAGTATATAAATCAGGTCAGATATATTCATCAAGAGTTTCAGAAACCGAGACATCTAGAGCTGCTGGTTCATTAACTGCTGGCAAGGGATTGTTCTTATTCAAATCTGATAATGATATTGATAATGCTGAAAAACCAATAGAATTATTAGCTTTAGCTGATGTTGTAACTAGTCAAGTTGATTTTATTGAAGACCCATTTAATACAATTAGTGCTCGTGATAATTCTAATCATTTAGCGGCAATTGATATAGGAACTGAAACAGCTAATGGTAATTTTGTTTATTACTATGTAGACGGAGCATTAAGAATATCTGATTATTATAGAAGTGGAACTACGATTAATGAAAGTAATACATCTACTTGGTTTGGTCATGTTGATAGAGTTGGAACTATACCCGGAGGAGCTCTAGACGCTTGGATTACTGCTGATAATAAATTAGCTGCTCCAACAGGAGGAGATGTCACTACCACTGGTAGTGTTCAATATGCTTCTGCGGGAGCTGGTTTTGATGTAGATGTAACCGTAGAAACAACTGATGATGATGGATTATGGGAAGCGACTACATATGAATTTGCTCAATCATTTGTTTATGAGGGAGACCAAGAATCATTATTAACAGAATATAGCGGAAATGTTACTTTATCAACTAATAATTATTTTACTAATGTTTTAGTTGGAATAGAAAATAATATGTCTGGTGGAACTGATTTCCCGCATAGAATTAAAGGCGGTAGAGTCTATATAAGAAAAAATGATAGCAATGATTTATGGACTTTATTTCTTGATATGGATTGGGAGCGTGGAGTTAGAAAGGATTTTGGAGATACATTTACTGTATGGAATAATGCGACTGGCAATAGTTGGAGAAACACAGCGGCATTAGAAATGAAGGGGCCTAGTATTGATACTTATGAATCAATAAATGGATTTAGTCCTGACGTTGGACATTTATCGTTTGGTGAAGCTGGGGGATTATCTTATAAAGATGCTACAGTTTGTAATATGAGAACATTTGTTGCTCATGTTAATTATTATACATCTATTGGTGGAGCTGAAACAAAATTAATGCCAGACAGAATATTATATACTCCTATTGGTAAATATGATACATTTCCACCAAATCATTTTATTGATATCGGTATAAATGATGGTGAAGATTTTACAGCTATTGAATCATTTGGAACGAAGTTATTAGCATTTAAAAATAGTACATTATATATTGTTGATGTTACTTCTCCTGATGATGTTGGTTGGTTCTTGGAATCTACTCATAAAGGAGTTGGTGTTGATAAGCCAACATCTGTAGTAAGAACTGAATTTGGAATTTGCTGGGCCAATACCAATGGTGTATATTTATGGTCTCCATCTCAAGGAATATCAAACTTATCTATTAAACTTGATAAAGATTTTGCTCCTTTAAGCGGAATGGCTAATCCTGTTATTGGATTTTATCCACCAAAAGCACACTTATTGATAGTACAAGACTGTACACAGTCTTCCGATATGTTGGTATATGATTTTAATACTAAATCGTTTACAAAACTTGCATCTTATACAGCAGCTAAAATTACAAATATGCAAAATAATGTCAATGAATGTGTATGGTTAGAGGGAGCTACAGATTCGGAAACAGTTAAAAAGTATTCACCAACTCAAGGTACTACAAACATAGCTTTTTCATTTACTACTAAAGATTTTGATTTTGGAAACCCTGCTTTAACAAAAAAAATAAAAAAGATTATAGTAAGTTATTCAACAGGAATTGCTCTTGATAGTGTTTCATCTGATTCTGGAGTTATTACTAATATAACTGAAGCTAGTCCAGGTGTAGTGACTTCTGCTAGTCACGGATTATCTAATGGGCAAGTTGTTAGAATTGATGGTGTGGTTGGAATGACAGAAGTAAACGATACTTTGTTTACTACAGCTAGTGTAGCTACTAATACATTTCAATTAAGTGGTATAGATACTAGTAGTGGGTATACATCTTATTCTAGTGCAGGAACATGGTCAAAAGCAACAGCTGGAGTCTCTGTAACAACAACATACTTTACCAATGGAGATACTGACGCTACTGGTGCTTTATCTTCTACCTGGGCAACAGCTGCTCAAAATGGTATAATAAATATAGATGCATCAGCTATTGGGGCTGTAAGTAGTTTAAGGCTTAAATTCTCAGCTACAGGATGTTACAAGATTAATGATATTACTGTTGTATATAGAACAAGAATGAAACCACCCGCAACATCGGTGAGTGCTTAATATGTCATCAGTAGTAAATACAAATTTAAGAGCAGCCCAAGACCGTAAAGAACGGACAAACGACCTATATAGTCGTACTAAGGCAAGAGTCGGTGGATGGAAAACAACGCCATCAGGAATGAGAGCTGGTACTGTACAGGTTGTTTCTGCTGGTGGCGATGAAAAGATACGAGTTTCAAATAAGGTAATGCTTTCTGGAACAATAACGGATGAAATAATAAATGATAGTGAGACAGCAATTGATGTTGCTGATGGAACAAAATTTGCAGTTGGAGAAACCATTAGAATAGAATCTGAACATATGTATATACAATCAATATCATCCAATACTTTGACTGTTGTACGTGAAACAGATGGGACTGATGCTGCTGCTCATGGCCCTTCTGGATTAGATATTTATAAGATTAATCCAAAAACGCCAACAAGATATACTGAGTTATCTGGTGAAGCATTGTCATTTCATAAAGATGGTTCGACATTTAATTATCCAAAACAGATGCAGTTTATACCAGCATCGGCATTAACTTTTGGTTCAGCTTTTGATTTTACAGATAAGAATTTAGTTGATTATGATGATGACCAGTATGATGTAATGTTTATATTAAAGAATATGCAAGTTTTTAATGTAGCTGATGTTGCTGCTGACCAAGCGGTTCAGTTTTCAGCTGAGAGTAAAAGTGCTACAGGATTTACACCAACTGCGAATATATATGTTGGTGATACATTGACTGTAACTACAGTAACATCTTTTGAGGATGCAAATGCTGCGTTTGGAGGAACTACGTTATCTACACCAGCTTACGATACAGCAAAAACAGCTAATGATGCATATGATGATTCAGCTAATTCTGTTACCAATAGTGATGATGTAATTTCCTGTAGTGTAACATTTACTATTACATATTCAGCTGTAAAAGGTACAGGAGAGCTTGAAACTTCAGGATATATAAGAGCTGGTACATCTGATGCTTCAACTGCTTTTGCCTCGTCTCGTTACTTGCAAACTGCTTTTACTGATTTTAGAGATGCGGGATTTGGAGATGGTTCAAATACACGTACTATTAACTTTGATTTTGGTGGAGATTTGGGAGACCCGGCAAGAGTCGTGTTGACAATAACAAATTATTCACAACTTTTTGGCAGTACTGCGACAATGGCAGCTGCATTAACTTCAATTGCGTATACCACATCTGATGGTGTAACGCGCTCTATAACAGGAGCAAATAAGGCAGATGCTATTGTAATAGCGCGATAAGGAGAATATTATGCCACAAACACAATATAGTGCAATGAGGGGTATGTTAGCAGAGTCTAAAATTGGACAATCCACCGGAGCCCCTGGTTTATTTTGGGAAAAGCTCCAAAGGGGCGAGGGTAGAGAGACTGTACGTGATTATTTGCAGAAACGAGCAAATGAAGTTGCAGCTGCATCTAGTGCATTGGGGATTAAAAATTTATTTACTAAGGCGGTTAGTTTAGCTGCGATGGCAGCTACTCCGGCGGGATGGGGTGAAGCCGCTCGAATTGGTATTGGAGCTCTTACCTCTGGAGGATTAACTAAACATTTTGGCGATAAAGAGGTAGATAAGTTAGATACTAGCGGTCTTGATATGAGTAAAATTTTATATGGAAGAGAACAAGCTCAAGAAGCTGAAGATACAGCTCAATCAGCTATGAATAGATTAATAGAAGGAGTAGATGCTCAAGCTGTTTCATCTGCCTTTACCACACCATTAATGTATTATACACTAAAGAATACTTTTGGTGGAACTCCAAGTACTGGTGGTACGATGCCAGGTGGAGTTGAATCAGCTTTAGGAGCTTATTCACCAGAAATAACTAAACAAATGTCTATGATTGGAGCTCCAACTGGTATCGGAACTCAGTATTATAGTACTGCAAAAAAACTTGGCGCAACAGGTGGACTTACTGACGCCATTAATGTTTTCGGTGATAAACCAGTAAGTCCGTTGGACTATTTATTTAATCGATAGGAATAATAAAATGGCTTTATACGACAATTATTTAAATCAAAACAATTTATATTCGAGACCATCTTCAATGATGTCTGATGTAAACGATTATCTTGGGGCTAATAAGGCTTCCTTACCAATGGATGCGAATAGCCTTGGTTCATTGATGGGTAAGACACAGCTTGACGGTATGAACGATATTGGCGGTTCTG